TATTGGAACAGTGAAGACAGCGCCAAAACGCTCAACATCGGCATGGCCGGTGGAACGGTGGTGCAACAAGTCGGTGAGGAAACCTATTACCGCGTCAAAGCGTCCGCAGCAATCACCAACGGTCAAACGGTCATGTTCACAGGCACCGTCGGTGCCAGCGGAGGGTTGTTGGCTGCGCCAGCGAACGGATTGACCGATGCGACAGCAACTTACTTCATGGGCGTTGCCACAGAAGACATCGCGTTGAACGGTTGGGGATACATCACGCAATTCGGCGTCGTGCGTGGCATCAACACCACCGGTGGCGCAGAAGCTTGGGTTGATGGGCAGATTCTTTACTACGATCCGGCTGTTCCTGGAGGCTTGACAAAGACCGTTCCTGCTGCGCCAGCGGCAAAGATCGAAGTCGCGGCGGTCGTTCATGCAGCATCCAACGGTTCTCTATTCGTCAGACCGGTCATCGGATATTCTCTCGAAGACCTGAATGACGTTGAAACCAGCACGCCGACAACCGGTGACTTGCTGCAATACACATCAGGAAACTACTGGACGCACACACCGAACGCCAACGTCAGCGTTGGAGAAGCCACCAACCTCGCGGGTGGCGCAGCCAACAAAATCGCGTATCAAACTGCTGCCGACACGACCGGTTTTATTGACGCGCCAACCGTCGCGAACACCTTCCTCGAATGGTCTGGTTCTGCTTATCAGTGGTCAACCAACCCGCTCGGAACCGTCACCTCAGTTGGTCTTTCGCTCCCGAGCGAATTCACCATCACCAACTCACCGGTCACCTCTTCTGGAACCCTGACAGGAAGTTGGTCCAATCAGACAGCGAACTACGTCCTAGCGGCTCCGAACGGTTCATCCGGCACACCGACTTTCCGTGCTATTGTTGCGGCTGACATCCCGACCCTGAACCAAAACACCACCGGTTCTGCAGGCTCTGTCGTGAATGCTGTGACTTTCAGTAATACGAGCGGCGGCGCGGTTAACAGCACGTTCAACGGCTCTTCGACCCTGACGGTTGACTACAGCACCGTTGGTGCTCCAAAAGCAGACGGCACCGGAGCGAGCGGATCTTGGAACATCAGCATCACAGGAAATGCTGCCACAGCCACGAGCGCAACTTCAGCAACCAGCGCAACTACGGCCACAAACATCGCCGGTGGTGCTGCAGGGTCTGTTCCTTATCAAACTGGTTCTGGCGCAACCTCGTTGTTGCCTGCAGGGACAGGCGTTTTGGTCGGCGGCGCGACGCCCAGCTACAGCACGGCTCCGACCCTTACCGGAACGAACTTCAGCGCGATCCCGAATGCCGCGTTGAGCAACAGTTCTGTCACGATCGGCTCCACAAGCGTGGCGCTGGGCGCAACAGCTTCTTCGCTCGCTGGATTGTCTTCGGTAACGTTGACTGGTGACCCTACGCTGGCGTTGCAAGCAACAACCAAACAGTACGTTGACGCGTTGATCGCGAGCGGCATTCACTTCCACACGCCTGTGCGGGTCGAATCGCCAACGAACCTGAACGCGACCTACAACAACGGCACCGCCGGAGTTGGAGCAACGCTCACCAACGCTGGCACGCAAGCCGCCTTGGTCATTGACGGAATAACTGTCAACGTTGCTGACCGCGTTTTGGTTTATCAGCAGACCACACAGACACAGAACGGCATTTACGTCGTAACCGACGTTGGTTCAGGCTCAACCAACTGGGTGCTCACTCGTTCTACTGACGCTGACACTTATGTGATCAACAACGCTAACGGCCTGAGCGAAGGTTCGTCTGTTTTCGTTCAGGAAGGCACGACCGGCGCGGGTGAGACTTACACCTGCAACACCTCTGGTGTGATCACGTTCGGAACGACCGCGATAACGTTCGCTCAGATCTCTACTGCGCAAATTTACTCTGCCGGCACAGGGTTGACCCTGACCGGAACGCAATTCTCTCTGACAACTCCTGTTTCCGCAACAAACGGCGGCGTTGGTCAATCATCTTACACGACCGGTGACATAATTTACGCCACAGGCTCAACAACCCTGAGCAAACTTGGCATTGGCGCATCAAGCAGGATCATGACTTCAAGCGGCTCTGCTCCGATTTGGACAGACCCTGCCAGCATCACGGTTGGATCAGCGACCACAGCAACGTCAGCGACCACAGCAACGTCAGCGACCACAGCAACCAACATCGCTGGCGGTGCGGCAAACAGGATTGCTTACAACACAGGTTCTGGCGCGACGAGTTTTGTCGTTGCTCCAACAACTGCAAATACCTACCTTGAGTGGTCTGGTTCTGCGTTCCAGTGGTCTTCGAACCCGCTCGGTTCTGTCACGAGCGTCAATGTTTCTGGCGGCACGACCGGTCTGACAACTTCTGGCGGTCCAATCACCAGCAGCGGAACGATCACACTTGCAGGAACGCTTGCGGTCGCCAACGGTGGCACAGGAGCAACAACCACTGCAAACGCACTCACCAACCTTGGCGCTTACCCTGCCAGCAACCCGTCTGGCTACACCTCCAACACCGGCACCGTCACCAGCGTGACTGGCGGCTCTTACCTGACCGGCGGCACGATCACGACAAGCGGCACCTTGGCCGTAGACGCAACCACGACCAACACAGCCTCAAAAATTGTGGCGCGTGACGCGAGCGGAAATTTCGCGGCTGGAACGATCACGGCTGCTCTTGCCGGCAACGCAACAACCGCCACCAGCGCGACCACAGCTACAAACCTCGGTGGTGGCGGAGCGAGTCAGATTCCTTACCAAACGGGTGCAGGCGCGACCTCGTTCATCGCCAACGGCACGTCTGGTCAAGTTCTCAAGTCAAACGGCACCAGCGCACCAAGCTGGAGCAATATGGATGGAGGGACGTTCTGATGAATCAATCGTTGCCTTGTAATGAACTTGAGGGCATAATGTTTCCAACTAACTTAAGAAAGAGGTAACAGCAATGGCGCAGACCGGCTACACCCCAATCCAGCTTTACCGGAGCGCAACTCCTGGTGCGACACCGTCTGCAGCCAACCTGAGCGACGGCGAACTGGCTATCAACACCGCTGACGGCATCATCTTCTACAAAGACTCCGGCGGCGCAGTTCAAGAGTTCACCTCTGGCGGCGGCGCGGCTGGCGGCGGAGGCGCACTCGTGATCAACAACGACACCGTAACCGAAAGTTACACAGTTGCCGCAGGCACCAACGCATTCTCCGTTGGTCCTATCACAATCGGAAGCGGTTTGTCAATAACGGTCGCCAGCGGTCAACGCTGGGTCGTGATTTAAGGAGAGCGGCAAATGAGTATAATTTCTGCAGGAACCGCGACAGGAACCGCACTGGTCAGCACCGGCGACACGACGGGTACACTCTTGCTGCAAACCAACGGAACGACCACCGCTTTGACGCTCGGCACGAATCAGTCTGCCACGCATGAAGCCGCCGTTATCGAGAAATACGCAGCGTTGAGCGGAACGACTCCGACAATTGACACAACTGACGGCAATTTCTACTCGATCAACACTTCAGGCAACACGACATTCACATTCGGCAGCGTTGCAGCTTCTGGTTATTCTGTCGGTTTTGCTCTGAAAGTGACACAAGGCGGCTCTTACACGCTGACTTGGCCTGCGTCGGTAGACTGGGCTGGCGGTGCAGCACCTGCGGCTCCGGCTTCGGGAGCGACTGACATTTACGTTTTCATTACCCACGACGGCGGCACCACTTGGTACGGCTTCTTGGGTGGAGCGGCGATGGCATGAGTACGACTAGTCTCATAACAATCATTGGCGCAGCTGGCGCAGCTGGCGGCGCTGGTGCCTCGCTGCTTGTCCTTGGCAGCACTTCTTACACTGAGAGTGTAAACGTCAAAACAGGCTCTCAAAACAGAGACTCAAGCGGCAATTTTTTGATGGCAACGACTTCCTCCCAGCCGACCATCTATGATTACCAAGGTGTCGGGTCTTTGAGCGTTGCTCCAGACGGAACTGTGAACTGGCAAAGAAATTTTGACGGCACAGGTTCCAATGATGAATGTTATGTTCAGGTGCCTGACGGTTCTGGTAATGTTTACAATTTCAACTATGGTTTTTATTACTCTTCAAGTCCAAACAGCAACCAAATATGGTGCATGAAAATAAATGAAAGCACTGGGGTTGCTTCGGGTTGGTGGAAATTAAGTTACACCAGTTGGTACACCGGTCAATTAGTAGCGGCTCATTACGTTTCTTCCACTGTTATATATGTCGTAATCAACGACTACGTCAGCCATGGTTCTTCTGGCGGCAACGTAATGTTTGGCACATTCAACCCTTCTTCTAATACTCTAACAAATGTTAGATACTGGGGAGGAAGCAACAACAACGGCACTCGGTGTACAGCTGCTATTTGCGATGGAACTTATTGGTACGTCCGGATGACTTCAGCAGAAGTCCAAGGCGGGACGCAGGATGCGGGATGCATAGGGAAATTCACAGTTGCTGGTGTCAACCAGTGGTGGAGAACTTATGGAACATCCAGTCAAAATAATTACGGATGTCAAGGAATCGATATTGACAGTTCTGGAAACGTCTACAGTTCTTACAGATACAGGAACACAGGCGGCGGCTATTGGGCTGGCGTCGTGCAAAAGCACAACAGCAGTGGGACGCTTCAGTGGGAAAAGCAAACCAACGCAAACAGCGACGTAAATGGAATATACGTTGATGGTGACGGGAGACTTTTTGTCTCAGGCAACTACAACACAGGAACGAACAGATTTTACGCTTCTGAACTCAACCCTTCCAATGGAGCAGAAATATGGACCAATAGGCTTGTTCCTGGAAGCAGCCCTACTGGAACTTGGAGCACAAGTTCTAATACCGGCATCACCGGTGGTGGAATATCCGAAGACGACGACGGCAACCTTGTTTTGATGCCAAGCTGCAACAACAGCAATTTTTGGTATAGTTCCGCTAAAGGCTTCCTTACTGGGATTGACAAAGACGGAACTGAAGTTGAGCTAGGGACACAATTGAAATGGGAGACCGATGCTTCTTCCCCTTGGGCTTCCATAACATCTACCACGTTCAGCACATCGGCTTTGACAAATGGCTCAACAACAGGGTCGGTGACTTACTACTCAAGTTTGCCGACAAACATGAACACCAGCACAACTGAATTTGGCACGGTGGTCGTGCCAACTTAAAAGGA